GGTGACATCTAACATAGGTCCTCTAAATGTATTAGCCAAGGAAAAAAGTCTCCGATTCTGTTTCTTCTTTTAAATCCTGTTGAAAGTTTGTGTTAAGCAGAAAAACTATTTGATCTAACAATCTAATCATTTGGTCAAACTGACTGGCATCATATTCTTGTGTAGCGTTTGGTAATCTAGTTATTGTAATTTTAGCCATTATCTTCTTCCGTCTGGTCTAATTTCTAGTTTTTGTGAACCTAATCTCCAAGGTGTATCATCAACTGTATCAGTTGTATATCTGATTTTTACCGCTCTTCCTCTGCCTCGTACACTTATTTTTTCTGTCGTGCTGGTTATTGATCCACTTGTTTGGACATTAGATGAAGATTGTGGATATTGTTCTAAAGTCAATTGTGCTGTCATTGTATTAGCCAAGTTGTCAAAATCAGGCACAAGTTTGTTTACTGACATTAATTGATCCCCGTCTGCTATTTCAACAGATCCAGTTTCTAAAAAAGCTGTGATAGCAGTGCCATCAGCTTGATTATTACCAGATTCGTGTTCAAATATAGAGGAGGCTCCAGCAGTTAAACCTAATATGCTTGTAGCGTTTGCAGTTGCAGACGCACTATATTCTGTTGCTATTGGTTTTTCATACACGTAAGCGCCTAACCATGTGGTTCTTGCAAGATTTATTGTATACCAAGTGCCTTCTAAATAATTGTATGCAACACCTCTGTCTATTTGAGTTGCATTAGCTGAGGGATAATACCAAATTATTTCATTAAAAGCTGTATTAAGACCAACTGCAATGTCATTTTTGTTTGTGTAACTTAAATCATCAAATACAAAATCTTGAACGGTGCAAGGCATTTTTTTAACAACACCATCGTATAAGTAGAAAGCATTGTCAGACATCCAATAAGCAACTCCATTAACTTCTATAGCTGCGTGTTGTGCAATTAATCCAGCATTAGCTCCAAGTTGTCTAAGACCAAAAGTAAAAGGTGTGCCAACAAATTGTATTCCGTGTAATGATGTATCAGTCCAAACTAATATTTGACCAGTTGATTTTACAGCGCCAACAATCCTAGATCCATCTGTTATCCTCAAAGATCCTGCTTCGTTTGTAGCGACGGGAGTATAGTCTGTTGCATCTTCTCTATCTGAAAATCTAAATAACAAATCGTCTTGTGTAGCGGAGTTACCTATCGTTGTCTCCGTGCCAAATATTAATAAATGTCTTGTATCTGTTGAAACTAAACTAAACCTTGATGCTGTTGGAGCGTTTGATAAAGCAGTGGCTCTTGCAGCTAAACCACCAGATGTGTCCCATACAAATGTGCCACCATCCAAAGCTGTAGCAATTAAATCTTCACCGAAATTATCTAATGACCAGTTTCTTGCTGCAACCACAACATTAGATGATGATCTTGGTGTATCCCAAGTGCTTGCACCCCATGTTTCTGTTCCCCAACCATATCCATAAGTAGAAGTTGTTGGACCAGAATTTATTTGGTAACTAGCATCTGTTGAACCACCACCCGCAGCTGTAGTGCCAGATGCATTTGTACCCGCATCTATTGTATAAGTGTTAGCAGTGGGCACAGACAAAATTTCAAACTCTGCGTTAAAGTCTATACCATCTACGACGTTCGTGGCAGAGCCATTATCAAAAGTAACAAAAGCACCAACCTCAGCTAAATGTGCATTATCAGTAACTGTTACTGTAGATGATCCACTTGATGTAGCAAAAGGATTTGTAAGACTAGCCGTTCTTCTTATAGGGGTAATATCATAAACTTTACCTTCAGAAAAAATATATAATTTTCTGTCCGTGCCCAAGGCTAAATATCTTGTTCCGTCCAATCCTATCCAAGAATGAGTATCTCTAACGACACCTACAACTGTAACATTAGGATTTGGAAGATTAACCCAACCACCCCATCTCTCTGGTTTGCCATAGTGAAATCTTACAAAGTCAGAGTCAACATATTTTCTATCGTCTCCAGCTGAGTAAGCAGTGTCTTGTTTATCTATACCTGGTCTAAATTTAAGGTCTACTAATTGCATGCGGGAATAATAAATTACTTATTGTTTTGTGGCAAGAATTGAGTTCCAACATTACCTCTAAATGCATAATTTCCGTAGTGTGTCATGCCACTCATGATGTCTGCGTATATTTTACCACCCATATTTTGCCATAAACGGCAAAAAGCATAGTCTTCTGACAGATACCTTTTAGTTTGTGGTTCAATCATGGTGTCAAAAAAAGTGTAATTCCAATCAGATGTTTTGTGATAATCAAATTCTTTGTCGTGAGATTGATTAATATGTTGATCAGGCACAAACTTAAGTTCTGGATAAACCTCTGCCATTCTTACAAACACATCTCTTTTAATTAACATAAAACCAGTTGGACCGTCCATAACCTCTATAAATCCCTTTTGCATTTCTATTCTATCAGGATTTTTAACATTTAAATTATATTGTAATGAGGCTGCAAGTAACTCATCCTCAGACATATTAGGGTTTTCTTTCAATCTTTTTTTGACCTTAATCCAATCAATAGTTTTCCTAGGATAAATACCTGTTACCACGTCTTTGTCGTACTCAAGCATTCTAATGACAGCTTCTGGGTTGAAAGCTAAATCAGAGTCAATAAATAAAAGATGAGTATAATCACCATCCATAAATAATTGCACCAAAGTATTTCTAGCTCTAGTTATAAGTGATTCATTACCTATAGTTCCAAACTGTAATTCTATTTTTTTAGAGGCAGCTAAGGCTACAAGCTGCATGCAACTTTTAAAGTAATCCGCAGTAATCATGCCGCCGTAACAAGGAGTGCCAATAAATATTTTATTCATCTTTATAAAAAATATTAAGTGTATATCTTTTAGAACTGTCTCCAAAAGACTGTAAATCCGAATGTGGTATTTTACTACCATTAAAAAATAACGCTCTGTTTTCTATAAAACCTATATGGGTTGATAACGAGCTACCTGTCATAAAACCTGTGCCATTATTAAACAAAGGATCTCCTTTCACAAAAAGTAAAAAATTTGCAACATTATCTTTTTCTACATCTACATGAAATAAAGGCTCTTTATCATTTTGTCTTAAATGTGCACTGACTGATATTGGAACTAAATTTCTATGTGGAAAAAAATAATTTTTTATTATTTTTAATAATGGATCCGTATGGAAACTATGAGGAAAAGTGTGTCTGTATCCGTATATTTGACCCTCTGGGTTTTTCACTTCACTAAATTTTAAATTTAGAAAAGTTTCTTGTAGTGATTCTAAAGTTTCGATAGATAAAAAATCGTCAACGTACATAACGAATTTAGTATCTTTATTGTGTTGCATACTCTACTTTTAAATATTCTATTTTTCTTACCCAACCTCTTGGTATGGCAATAGCACCGCCGCCATGATTGTCATCTTTATCCACGCACCAAGATCTCATAATTACAATTTTGTCATCATTGTTTACAACCATGTATCCTACTTCTTGACAAACGGCCAACGGAGCATCCATTATGTCTTTTACGGGCAACCAACCTGTTTCCATATCCTTAGCATCAAGCCAAGTAATTCTTACCATTGGTACGTTATTTATGTTCATCCGTGGTTAAAGTTGCATCCTTTGAAACTAAACGTAAGTTAAAAGACACAGATCTTCTTTCTTCATTTGGTGTTCTAAAAGGGTAAACCATATGTGTAAGCCAGGATGGAAACAAAAATATATCGCCTACTTCTGGTGAGTGTTGCAGTTTATGTCCACTAAAAGTTTTAGGATCACCGCACATAAAAATTATATCACCTATACTAGGGTAATGATCTTCTACTGCTCTTTCTTTATCAATGCTCTCTGGCATCTTTGTGTAAAAAACACCTGATAGATCTCCGTCATGCATATGTGCAGGATTAAAATCTCCTGACCATTGGCTTACGGCCCACATTGATTCAATAACCATTTTATCTATTTTTTCTGCTGATAATGTTTCGCTAGCTGGTGGTATGGATAAATAAGATTTAACCATTTCTCCTATCAAAAAAACTAGTTGTTGTCCGTCACCATCTATCCACTGAGGTGGCAAACGTACCTCTTGTTTAACATTTCCTGCTAAATTTGGTGACCAATCCCATTGTTTAGCTAATTTTGGGTCGCCAAGTATCTCGTCACATTTTTTATTTACTATATCGAGTATAAAATTAGGCACCTTACCTTTAACTACCGTAGGTCCAAACGGACGTATAGCGTCAAATTTTAATTTTATTTCTTTTTGCATTC